TCAGTGCGAGCGACTACCTGCTGTACCCGACCAGCGGGCCGCCCTACAACAGGGTTGAGATCGACCTCGACTCCAGCGCCGCCTTCGCCAGCGGGGCCACGCACCAGCAGGCCATCGTCATCACCGGCGAATGGGCAGGCTGCCGCATCGACGACGAGCAGATTGGCACCCTAACCTCCAACCTCGACGCCGACCCGGCCGACACCGCGTCCGTCACCTGGACCGTCACCGACCTCGGCGTCGGCGACATCCTCCGCATCGACGATGAGCGGCTCATCCTCACGCAGCGGACCATGGTCGACTCCGGTCAGAACCTCGCCGCCGACGTGGCCGCGTCCGCTGCGGCAGTGGAGGTGGCCGTGGCCGACGGCACCGCGTTCGGCGCCGGGTCGGTGCTGCTGGTCGGCGGCGAGCGGATGCTGGTCGTGGACGTGGCCGGCAACACGCTGGTCGTCAAACGCGCCTGGGATGGGTCCGTGCTGGCCGCTCACGCCAGCGGGGCCGACGTCTACCACTTGGCCGGTATCGACACCGACCGCGCCCAGCTCGGCACCACGCTCGCGGCGCACACCTCTGGCGCGGCCGTCTACCGCCACGTGGTGCCCGGTCCCGTCTCCGCGCTGTGCACGGGGTTGTCGCTGGCCCAGGTGCTCGGCGAGCAGTCCGGGTACGCGCGGCCGGAGAGCCGCAGCGGCTCATCCAGCACGGCGTCGAGCGGCCGCCCACGCAACATGGAGCCTGGCGTGGGGCTGGCGGCGTTGTGGGAGTCGGCGTACGCCTCGTGCGGGCGCAAGGCCCGGGTTCGGGGTGTCTGATGCTCGAGGTCCACGCCACGATCCACATGAAGGGGCCGATCCTCGACGGGCGGGCGCCCCGCATCATGGCCGACTTCACGCAGGCGGCCGTCGAGGAGGTCGCCGAGCAGGGGTACAAGGACATCCGGTTCACGCTGCATCGCGTGCTCAAGCACCCGACGGGCTACTACGAGTCGCAGATCCGCGACCGCGCGCTCGGGCCCACGACGCACGTGCTGTACGACAACCGCGTCATCTACGGGGCGTGGTTGGAGGGCGTGGGCAGTCGGAACGCGCCGGTGACCAGGTTCGAGGGCTACTTCACCTTCCGCCGCGTCACGCAGGCACTGCGCCGGAAGGCGCCCATGCTCGCCGAGCGGACGTTGCGCCGGTTCATTTGGAGGCTGCAATGAGCCTCGACAGCGGCGCGATCCTCGACGCCATCGTCTCCCACGCCATGGCGCTCGGCCTGTTCGAGAGCGTGAACGCCCACGAGGTCGTGAACGCGCCCGGCCATGGCCTGCATGCGGAGGTGTGGGCGGACTCCATCGCGCCCGTGGCGGTCGTGTCGGGGCTGGCCGCGACCAGTGCGTTGGTGGTGTGGAACGTGCGCATCCGCGGCAACGCCGACGTCCAGCCGCGCGACATGGTGGACCCGAACATGATAGCCGCCGTAGACGCGCTCATGAACGCGTACAGCGGTGATTTCACGCTCGGCGGCCTGGTGCGCAACGTCGACCTGCTCGGCCAGGCAGGCGCGGCTCTGGGGGCGCGGGCGGGCTATCTGTCGCAGGGCGGCCAGGTGTACCGGATCTACGACATCGCCCTCCCAGTGGTGATCAACGATGTGTGGGAGCAGGTGCCTTGATGGCCAAGCAGTCGGGAATGGGTGACCGCCTCCTGGTGGCGGGCTACGACCTCTCCGGGGACATCGGCTCGCTGGGCCGGATCGGCGGCGGCCTGGCGGGCACGCAGGACGTCACCGGCATCGATAAGAGCGCGTTCGAGCGGATCGGGCTGGCCCGGGACGGGGCGCTGGAGTACACCGCGTTCTGGAACGTCGCGACGGACCGGGCACACCTGCGCTTGTCCACGCTGCCGACCACAGACCAGATCCTCACCTACTGCCGCGGTGCTGCGCTCGGCAGTCCGGCCGCCAGCCTGGTCGGCAAGCAGATCAACTACGATCCGACGCGGGCCGCCGACGGGTCGCTGACGATCGCAGTCCAGGCTTTGGCCAACGGCTACGGCATCGAATGGGGTCGCCTGCTCACCGCGGGCATCCGCACCGACACCAGCGCCACCAACGGCAGCTCGGTGGACTTCGGCACCGGCTCTACGGCGTTCGGGTTGCAGGCGTACCTGCACGTGTTCGCCGTCACCGGCACCAGCATCACCGTCAAACTGCAGGAGAGCTCCGACGACGGCGCCGGCGACGCCTGGGCCGACGTGACCGGCGGCGCGTTCACTGCGGCGACCGGCGTCACCAGCCAGCGCATCGAGACGGCCCGCGGCCAGACCGTGGAGCGCTACCTGCGGGTCGTGACCACCGGGACCTTCAGCAACGCGCAGTTCGCGGTCGCGGTCACTCGGAACGATGTCTCGGTGGTGTTCTGACATGGCCTTCACTTCGTGCACCTCCGGGACGGTTGCCCTCTACTCCGTCCAAGGCGACGACGACCAGCTCCTCGCCATCCCGGTCGAGGCGTGGGACGACTCGGGGGTTGCCTACATAGCCGGCATCAGAGCACTAATTGCTGCCGATACGCGTCCGGGCTTCGTGCGGTTGGAGCAGGCGTCGCAGCCGCTCGCGCGTCCGGGCCGGGCAGTGCGGGAGCCGGTTCGTGTCGGCCCGGCACCGGTGCCGAAGCCGCGACCGAGAGATCCGGAGTTGCCGCCGAGAGGAGTTGGCCGATGAGGCAGGTCACCAGGATCACGCCCGCCCTGCCCGCGCAGGCGTACAAGACGTACCAGATCGTGCAGCCGCTGGCCACGCACTGGCGGCCCGCCACCTGCGAAGAGGCCGAATGCGGCGCGTATGAGCGGGGCTGGAAAACCGCGGTGGACGAGACGACGGAGCTCGGGCAGCGGCAGGCCCACTACATCCGCAAGCTGGCAGGCCGCCGGTTCGTCGAGGAGCGACACCCCGAGGGGATGACCGCATTCGTGTTCCAGCCGGGCCAGCGGTGCTTCGCGCAGCACCAAGTGCCACTCGAACGCGAGCCCTTCTACTTCGTGCGCGGCGGCGACTGGCGCGGTAACCCGACCGGCGTCCAGCCGTACCAGCATCGCCGCGGCGACGACTGGGTGGAGGACTTCGCCACCCACCAAGACCGCATCGCGCGACAAATCGAGAAGGGGTAGGGCATTGGCGAAGGAATCAGGCATCGGGTGGACGACGCTGTCGGTGGACGATAGCGGCGGCACCGCTCGGGCGATCAAGAACGACATCACGAACATGGAATTTGCCACCCCGAGGGCGGTCCAGGACGTGACGGGCGTGGACAAGAGCGCCATGGAGCGGCTGCTGCTGCTCGCGGACATGTCGATCACGCTGAACGGCGTGTTCAACGACGCGTCGAACATGTCGCACGACGTGTTCAAGACCGTCCCGAGCACGTCGGTGGCCAGGACCACCACGCTCACGCACTCCGGGCAGACCCTGGCCGGCGAGCTGCTGTACACCGACTACGCGCTCACCCGGGCAGCCGATGGATCACTTACGTTCCAGGCGCCGGGCGTGCTTGCTGACGGTTCAGTACCTACCTGGGCATAGGGGGCAAATCGGATGGGGTATAGCCGTGCGAGGACCGTCAAGCTCACATGGGCCGACGGCGAGTTCGAGGGACTGGAGATCCGCGCCAAGCGGGTCAGCATCGAGACGTTCTTCGACCTCGCCCCGCTCATCGACGGCAAATACGACGTCTTCGACCCCGATGACCGGGAGAAGCTGCGCGAGATGTTCCATGAGTTCGGGCAAGTGCTCGTCTCTTGGAATCTTGAAGACGAGGACGGCACGCCGATCGCGTGCACGGCGGAAGAGTTCGTCGGCCAGGATCCGGCGTTCGTGCGGGAGGTCCTCGACCAGTGGGCCGCGGCCATCGCAGGGGTCGCCGCCCCTTTGGAGCAGCCATCGCCCGCTGGCGAGCCGTTCCCGGAGGGATCACTGCCGATGGAGGTGTTGTCGCCGAGCCCGGTGAGCTAACGGAAGCGCGCTGGATTCTGCGGCAGTGCGAGCGGTTCGGATGCCTGCCCTCGCAGCTCATGAGGGAGGACGCAGGGCTGCTGAGGCTGCTGAAGCTGGAGGAACTCGCAGGGCCGGATCTGGGAGAGGAGGCGTAGGGCGTGGCCAACGAGGTCGAGATCATTGTTTCGGGTAAAGACCGGAGCGGTCCCGCCATGGCGTCGGCTCGCGCTCGCGCCCAGCAGACCGGCACCCAGATCCGCCAGTCCCTCTCCAAGGCAGGCAGGGACGGCGGCCGCGACATGGGCGGCGGGATCAGCGACGGCATCGAATCCGGCACCAAGCGCGGCGGCCAGATCGTGTCCGGCTTCACGGACAGCGTCCTGGGCAGCTTCTCCAGGCTCGGGCCCGGCATGCAGGCGGCGATCGTAGGTGGTGTGCTTGCTGCCCCGGCGGCAGCAGCCGCGGCCGCGGGCGGGATCA